AAAAATTACCTTGAGCCAGTTGCGGCTAATTTTGTCTGCTATTGCTGTCTAATCTCGTTTTGTGTTGATTTGATCTAACCTGTTTATTACTCCCACCCACATCTCGTTTTACGTAAAAATCGATCTGTAACGAATCCAACCCCCAATCTGGACCCTATATACCTATTTTGTTTAAAGTGCTCTTAAATGGGCTAAAAATGGCCTTAAATGGGGTAATTTGAAGGGGAAAAAGAGGGAAAAAGTATAGTAATAAAAAACCCCACTGAGTTTCAGAGGGGTATAAATTTACTGGGGCTGAAAAATTACCTTGAGCCAGTTGCGGCTAATTTTGTCTGCTATTGCTGTCAATTTATTTGGTGTCATTATTGTTGGTTTTAGTTGTCAAGTAGTATTCCGTAATCAGTCATAAATTTATCGTGCAGTATCTTCCAAGCCAATTGCTCTGGAGTGTGAAAGAATTCGCCTATCTCTTCATCGTAGAAATCACTGGGACGGTAATCGTTTATAATATCCCAGCAGTTGCTGGTATAAATTACGGCTCTTTCCAGCTCTTCAAAAAGTAGGTCCTCGCGTTGGTTTACTGGGTGCTCCAGCAGTAGGGTTGCAATGTCTTGTAATGTGTTGTTAATAATCATGGCTTAAAGTTTAAAGGGTTAAAATTGGGAGGGTTTCCCCTCCCGTTTGGTTTACTTGTTTTCGTTTAGGTAGTTTAGGACCTCATTGATTTTTTTACGCATCTCTACTTTTTGTAAAAATCGCTCATCCTCGAGCGGTAGTAAATTCATTTCGGTAATCATTGTGCGTCTTAAGACGTTGAGCATTTCGATGGTAATCTCGTACTTTTTTTCAATGGTTAATTTCATGGTGTCGCTTTTGTTTTAGGTTAGTTAATTGTCTCTAGAATTTCGAGTGCCTCAATAATTTTCTTACGTGCCTCGTATCGGCTTTCGTGGTTTTCTCCGAAGGGGAGGTCATTAATTTGCTCCAGTGTCAGCATGCTGATAACTGCTTGTAATGCTTGTACTTTGGTGTCTACTTTTTTCATGGTGTCGTTGTTTTAATGGTTAAACTTGAGACAAATATATATAGGCAATTCAGTTAAAAAAAATAAATGTAGAAATGTAACAAAGAATGAATTTTTGTTATATTTGTAACAATTGATACAAAAATATAACTGGCGATCCCGTTGTTATATTTGTAACAATTCAAGGTGATTTTGTGATATTTGTAACAAGGCCTTGCTTTTCTCATTTTGTTATATTTGTAACAATATGTGAAATTCTGAAATCGAGGGGGCGGCCGAGCCAGTTCCTATATATTAGGTAAACCCACTATGTTTAATAAACCTACTATGTTTAAAAATTAACCTACTATGTTTAATAAAAAACCCCAGCTCTAAACTGGGGTTTATTTTTTAGTCTACTACGAAGCCGCTGGCATCTTTTTTGGCTTTGCCCTTAGCTCTAAGCCCTATAATTTTACCCTTATTATACATCATTAGTATGTCGCTGGTGTCCCCGTCAATTACTGGTATCTCAGTCCCTCCCACGTTATAGCTGACTGGTAGCTCCTTTCTAAAAACGATAGCTACATTCGCTCCGTATGCAATAGCCGCTGGTATCAAGGTAGCGTTATTTTCGCTCTTACTGAAAGTATAGGTTATATTTGGAGCTCCCTCCCATCGCTTGATATAGTTTATATTTTTAGTGTATTCATAGAAGCTCATGTGATCAGCTAATTTAGTCACGTCCAGTTGTGCGTATTTTTGAAGTAGTGTAAAGAAGTCAAGGTCACTAGTCCCGTTCAATCTTACAGCAATTCGCTCCCCAGCTTTTTTAGCTTTCGCATAATGATATAAAAGCTCCTTTGCGAGTTGATCTAAAAACCCCTCCTTGTCGCTCAGCAAATAATCAGTTTTAGCGATCCTAGCTTTTTGTACATTTGAGAAGCTCCCCATCCCAGCCGTGAACAAACAAGTTTCGATGCAGCCTTTAGAAGCATTGGCACAAACGTTTTTTCCAAAGCTGTTTTGTGTATAGGGGCTGAGGTATAGTATAAAGCTTTTTAAGCTATTCTTTTTAGTTTTAGCGTTGGTTGATCCATCGCTTAGTAGTTTCTTAATTTTAGCCGCTGTTTGAATTGTTTTCGTTGTCATTGTTTTTTGTTTTTTGGTTAATACTGACGCAAATATAGTAAGCCATATGTTAAAAAAAATAGCTTTAACAAAACTTTAACATTTGGGCCTTTATATCGCATGTGTCCTTATTTCACCTTTGATCCGAAGCTCCGAGATCAGCTATCAACTGGAGGTCAAAAATCAGTGGAGGCCAAGCCAAAGGTCCAAGCATAATTTCGATAACCCACTGCGTTTAAATACCCACTATGTTTAAGAACCTACTATGTTTAATAAAAAACCCTAGCTTTGAACTAGGGTTTTATTTTTAAGTTTAGTAAGACCAATCTTCCCAATAAAGATAATCTTCATCATAACAATAATCTAAGAAGTATTGATAATCTAATTCGTGCGGATGTCTATACTTTCCATCTGCATCTTCTATGAGATAATCAGCCAAAGCTCCAAGCAGATAATCATAAGCATCCTCCTCTAGCATAAAGTAAGCATCTCCTCCTAAAGCTACGTATCCGCTAGTTATCTCTTCTCCAGTCCTCCTGCATTTAATTGCTGTCTCTTTCATAAGAATCCTCCCTCCTTTAGCTTATACACATTAACCACTATTGGCTCAAGTGACGGATGCATCTTCTCGATATGCATCTCTATATTATTTGTAAAGGTTAGGCTGACCTCATTATTAGGTCTAGTAATGATCAAGAATCTCTTTGGTGATTTTAGGATTCTGATCTTCTGCTCGATAGTAAATTTAATTGTCTTCATGTTAGTCTATGTTTTTTAGGTAGTTTATTATATCATCTAATCTCTGCTGCATATATCTTATGCGATTGTAGTCTGGTTCACTCTTCAGCTTCTCATTGATCAAAGCTGTGGTAAAGTCCTTTCTTTGCTGTTCTAGATCGTCTCGTTGTGTTTTCATAAGCTCTTTATGTATTTTATGTATCGCTCTTTAGCTTGCTCTATTAAGAATTTACTACCGAAGTCCCTCAAAAATACATCAGAAGGTATATACAATGTAGTCTCTTCAGTCTCTCCAGTTAACTCATTAATAGTTACACAAGCTATAATGACTGTGTCATCTGACGCTTGTAAAGCTGTGGTCTCTTTTACGTGTAGGTATTTTTCTTTCATGTCGTTTATCTTATTAGTTTACATTCGTTTGGTTTATATTCTTTGTTTAAATCTGTTCTGTGGTTGTATCCTATTGTGATATGAGCTGGTATAGATATGCAATCTTCAAACAGCTCAAATAAGTCCAGTTTAAACTCTCCAGTATTATAGAGATGAAATTTAACGTCCTTTAGTATCCACTGAGCATCGCTAGGTTTAAAGTACCATTCGATGAAGGATTGGGTAGTTACGTTATGCTTCATTATACTAAGAACTTAAAGATTTGACCATTTACTTGAGCCTCTATAAGACTATTAAGGTTGATCATTCTAAAGTCGTTAGCGTGCATATCAAACACAACAAGTAAGCCTTTAGATGCAGGACTAAACTTTAGTCCAGCTCCAGTCACTCCTTTTTGTACGTTGCGTCTGCAGTTGATCGTTCTGATGGTTCCGTCCTTCTTTACGAATGTAGCAGAGAAGATCTTTCCGTCATTAGTTGCTTGTAGGAATTTTTCTAATTTCATAAGTCGTTGTTTTAATTGTTCTCTGCAATACTACGATATCTAAATCGATTATGCAGTACAAAAAATGACTTTAACAAAACTTTAACGTTTGTCTAGAGATCAACGAAAAATGGCTGAGGGGGCCTATGAAGCCCCTCCAGCCAATTGAAATACCTACTATGTTTAAATACCTACTATGTTTAAGAGCCTATTGCGTTTAACGATTATCTAATTACGTATGCTCCACGAGAAAAATTTGCAAGAGCGTATTGAGCGGCATATCTAATAGCGTCTATTCTGTGGTTCCATTTGTCTACTGGTCTCTGTTTACCACTATCACTCCATACGTAGTTATTCAGCTCCTTGATGATCTCTACGCTCTCAGGATCAATAATCAAGTCAAAGTCTTGTAATAGACCTATCCCTGACAAGATAGACCCTGCCTTCTTTACAGTTGGCTTTATATTGCTTCCTTTTAATCTGACCTCGTGTATCAAACGAGGTTCAGATGAGTCAGCAATAATCAAATCTGGTCCTGCATATCTAATATTCATAGAAGCTATCTCTGATGTAGACATAGCCTGCTTACTGTACATCTCCTTAATGAAGATACGCCTATTGCGTTTATCTATAGACAATTTTACTAAAACTGAGGGATCTGACGCAAAGCCAAAATCCTGCCCATATATCAAATCAAAGCTGTCATCAAACTGACCAAGCCTCCAGTTGGTAAATACTACCCCCTCTGCTCTGTTTAACCAACCCCCTAAGATCTGATGTTCATACTTCTCAGGTCTATGTATCCTGATCTGATTAATCTGCTCTAGAAACGATGCAGACAAGTTAGATACACCATTTGCATCTACGTTATCCTTGTAGGTTGTATGTATGTACGTGACGTTACCTTTGATGCCATTGTACATATCCATAATACCCTGATTCTGGTAGA